GGGATCCAGGGGGGAATGCCGTGATCGCGGTCCATTCCCCCTTTTCGTCTCTGGTGGTTGCGATCTTGATCACGTTCTTATCCTTCTTGATGAGGAACCCCCAACTCTCCAGGACAGGTGGATCCACCTCTTCTGGTGGCTCCCAACCTGCCGTCGCAATCACGTCTCTCCAACGTATTTTGACCAGTTTAGGTGTTTTGCGGGTGTTTCCCCTGGTAGGGCTCTTTTCATGCACGTCAGAGGCCCGTTTCTTTTCAGAGGATCTCCCAAAAACGGCATGAACTAAGGGTTTTTTCCATGTTTCTTGCAAAATAAACCCCCTTTAATTTACCCCCAAAAAACGGCGGAAACATGCCATTTTTTTTAATGTACCGGTTTAGCGGGTTACTGGACTTCTTTTTTCTCAAGCATTGGCTCAATCCAGTCAGCATGGATCTGCCTCCAGACATCTGGGTTGTCATTCCCCAGCCCGAACAACAGGGAGAACTTTGCCAGGATCTCTCCGCGCTCCTTCTTTGTCCCTGCCTTATGATAATCATCTTGATATTCTGGAATGCGATAAGGCACGAGCATGGCGAGATCTCCTTGGAAAGATATGGGGCAAGACGTGGTGCGTTCTGCCGGGTTTGATTGGTATCTGTCTTTGTTAAACAGTAGTTGCATTGAGGAACTCCTGTAGTTCCCTACCCTCATATTTCCGACAGAGATATCTCAGGGAGAGTTCAAGGATGTCGTAATTGCCGTCTTCGACATCATTGAGAATGATGACGCCCGTCCAGGATTCTTTGGCTTGCGGTCCCAAGTATTCTTCTGAATGCAGGTAGCAGCTGCCAGCGATCAAGCCACGCTGTACCTGTCCATTGGGGAGTGTCCGCGAGGCCAGGTCTTTGCCTTGCCTGTGGCCTTGGACGAAGCTGAGACCTACGTTCTTCAGGATGTTGTGGCAGGTGCCACCGTAGGGTCTCGAATTCATCGGGTGGTAAAAATAATGAGAGAACCAGATCCCCTCGATCTCGTTGACGGTCTTGAATGGATACACGTTCCATCCATCGAGGTCCAGGAGGTGGAATCCAAGGATGCCATCCGTAGCTGGATGGTCATCGACGTAACGCTGGAGTCTCCACTCATGGTTTCCCATGTGAAAGTGAAATTTTGGAAGTTCCTTCATCCTCTTCAGAGGTTTCCAGAACTGCTTCATTGCACGGTTTCCCGCATCGATGTCAGCTAGGATGCGCTGACCTTCGATCTGTCGTTGCGGGGTATAAGTAGATAAAGATGAGAAGTCCCACCAGTCGCCGATCATTACGACGTGATCTGGACGGTAGGTTTTGACTGATTTTGATATCCAGGTGATGTGTTCAGTAGGAACTCCCGGAGATACCTGGGTATCCGGGATGACGAGGATTCGCACTCAGAAAGGCATTCCAGGAATCATGTCAGGATTTTGTTGGGCCTGTGACATGACTGCAGCCCTCGGTGTCACCAGTGGTGGCAACTCTGTTTTTATTGCTTGTTTTACTTTACCACCACCAAACAGTCTCTTGCTTCCCTTGATCACCGGTGCTGCAATTATGCCCATGTCCGTCATACCCAGGAGGTGTGCAATCTTCCCAAGCAATGAACGTGCTTCTATTGACCCTACCCATCCGGATCCAGACGGGTTTATCCTGGGTGGTTGTGTTCTTAGAATTGCCCTGGTCAATCGTCGGATCATAGTGAGTTCTTTCATAGTGAACAGTTCAGCTGCAATCATACGACCATCTCCAAAGATAAGGTCGGCAACTGCTTGCTTGAATTTTGTACCACTAACAGGTTTGCCAGGATCTGATCCACGGGCAGCTTTAAGGAGTCTGAGGAAGTAAGCCTGTCGCAGGTTCTGCCAACCTTCTGAGGTTGCCAATCGACCCTTATCAAACACTCCTGTTACTGGGTTTGTCCCAAATATCTTCTTGAGACGATCAACGATTCGGGATCCATCAATTTTCTTAAATGTCTTACTGGCACCCAGGATGGCATTGATTGCCTGATCTCCTGAGTATTGCTCATCATCGATCATCTTAGAGATAATTCGACCGACATTATCTTTAAGATCCTGTGGCAAGAATTGTTTGGCGTATGCTGTATTCAAAGTTCTGGCATGTTGTAACGCATCAAGCACAGTATCATCTCCAGTCACCAAGGCTTGATCAATAATGTCATCAAGCCACTTGTCATATCCCTTCTTAATCAGGGTCAGTTGCTTTTTGTCCGTAGGATCTAAGGTACTTCCAATATACCGACCCAGTTGTTTCCTTGCTTCTTCCAGCCAGCCAAAATTAGGAGCAACACCAACTTCATCAATCCTGGCAGCGATTCCTTCCAGGTATTTCATTGCTACAGCTGTCTGAGTTCCCTCTTGTGCGCCTGGTAAAAAGACATCAGCTAATTCTGGTTGTCCCTTTGCAAGTCTCTGTGCCTGAACTCCCTGGAGTTCGTTATCAACGAACGTCATCATGTCATCAAATGCTTTCGGTTCCACTAAAGCCTCTTCTGGCACTGCTTTGTAAGCTACATCGACCTGACGTTCAGCTGCACCTGCAGCCCCTTTAATATCTGTTACGAGATCTGCACCGACCTGTGCTTCGAATTCTGGAACTGCGCCTCCTAATCTAGCTGCAGTCGATTCGACAGCACCACGGACTGCTACATCCTGTTGACCGGCAAGTCCTTGCATTGCTGTTTGCGCTGTATCACCCCTGGCACCTGCCCTCATTGCTTCTTCTTCGTAGAGTTGAGTACCACCACCTGCAAAGTCTATGCCTTCTTCACCTGCTGCGGTCACCTGGGCCTGACGTTGTCCAGTGGTATAAGGGATACCGAATTCTATTTGGTCACTTATTGCCTGTGCGCTTTCAGGTTCAATCGTCTTTCTTATTACGCCAGTTTTTGCTGCAGTTTCTGCAACCCGTGCTGCTGTTACTTCGTCTGGAGTCATCGTTTCCAGGATTGCAGATTCTTCTGGCAGTGGAGTTTCAAGAGTAGATGGTGTACGACTAGCCAATCTCTCCTTGATCTTTTTACCGACAACGGAAAAAGCAGGTGCTAACAATTCAGCAACCACTCCACCGATAAGAGCAGCTGTTCCGCGACCAACCGAGAACCCAGTTTCATCACTGAATTGATTCGCAATATAATCTCCACCAATGGAAGTACCGGCAGATGCTGCTGCTCCAATTCCCATTCTCCTAATCAAAGTTTTTCCCAAGGTTGCGAGTTTGGCTGCAGGTACATACTCTCCTACCATGAACAGCATCTGATTCAAATCCATGGAGGAGAAACCAGGCTTATTGATGTAGGCTATATTGTCTCCAACCTGAACTAAGAGTTTACCCTTGTCGTCTTTTATGATCTCGGCACCGGGGACATACTTCTTGATGATCGCTGCCTGGTCTTTTATATCGAGAGCAAACAGTAGACCGGCTGCAATCTTTGCAGCATCAACTTGTCCGATACCTATATCCTCCGCACTAAGTGAAGTGAACTCCGGTCGTTCTTTTGCAGGGATAGTAATATCGGGTTCAATAACAGGACCGAAATCTGCTCCTGTATCAGTAGTATCATCAATTTTAGCCATTAATACTTACCTGCTTTGTAGAGTTCCATTGCTCTTTGTACTTTTCTTGGATCTGGAAAGGTAGCACCTGCTTCAGCGTTTTCTAACATTATTTCTAATTGTCTCAAAGGATCCATACCGTCTCTTATCCAATTTTTGATTGCTGTTTCGAAAGGTAAAGCGGTTGTCGGCTCAACTGTTGTTTCAGCCGGTGTTGCAGTACCAGGCATCTTCATTTTTATTCGTTTCTTGCCATCACTCCCCAATAAATAGTAGACCGTATAGTTGGGAAGTCCATCGAGCTTTTGCGTAGCTTGTCCATCATCGGCGTCAATAGTTTGCAATATGTCGGTTATGATTCTCCCTGCCTTGTATCCAGTAGTAAGACCACCTGTAGTAGTGCCATCGTCTTGCATAATGACTCTATATGGTTGCCACGCAGGTTGTTCGTTTACCCACTCATCGACACCTCTGTCAACAAAACCTGATTCAGATTGCTTGGCATATTCTGTAATCATTCTTCCCCATACTATTGATCTTTCTTGTCTTCGTATCAACAAAGAAAGCAAGATCAAGTTTCCCTCTGGAGTTCTTTCAAGACCTGGCGAGGACTCTTGCATAAACCTGACATCCTTATCAGACAATGGTCCTGGCATCTCCTTTTTCAAGGCCAATGCCAATCTGTTACCGAATGCTGTGACTGCTTCAGCCTCTGCTATACCTTCTCCCCACGTCTCTTTTAAGGACGGCCACATTGCTATGGCAAGTTTTTTTATTCCAAGAGTGAATCCAGCCAACGCTCCTGTTCGAATCCCACTCTTTTGCAAGATTCTCAATATCTGATGGGATGCAATCAGATCCTTTTGTGCTTGTCTGGCCTCTTCCATCCATCCTCTCTCTTCGTCTACAAACCATTTGTATAATGCCTCTTCTCCCGCTTTTGGGCCTGGGGGCATTTTTATTACTATGTCCCCTTCTTCTTTCAGAGTCCGTTTCAGAAGATAATCTCGACGCTGTTTGTCTACTGTTTCTGTCTGCTCTGCTGTCGCTGCTGCTGGATAAGGATATATTTCTGCAGCTTCTAGCATTGCATTAGTTACTTTCTCTGTTGCCTCTGGGTCTTCAATCAGAGACCGCACAATTTTTTGTTGTTCAGCAACATCATCAGGTGCAAGGAACTTAGCAATCTTTATTTTTTCAGGGTCGGTAACTGGCGTTGGTGTAGTGTCTTCTGGCAGTAGTGCAGTTTGTGGTGATGTAACGACGTCCGGATATCGGGTCTGGATATCGAACAATTTGGTACGATAGTCGGCAGCTGTTATATCCAGAGCAGATACTTCAACTTCATAATCGTCTTGCCGTTGTCGTTTCCTGGCAAGGTTTGCTGCGTTCCGCAGGGTTTCCTGATAAGTGGCCTCAGATGCCCTGGTTTGACTCTCTGCTACCTGTCGCTGTTGTGCCAGCTTCGTCCCAGCCAGGTAGCCGGGAAGCAGGTTAGACAGTCCAGACGGTGCTGCGCCTTGGAGAAGCGTAGGATTTATTTGTGGTACTGTGATAGGCATGTTATTTACGTGTAGGTAGACTGAAAAAGGACTGGATTTAGACGGCTAGCAACCAGTTTGTCACGACCTCCCATGAGGGGCCACCCAAGTTGGCTTACCTCTTGGCCAGTATCAATATCTACTTCTGATCCAGCTTCACCGGTAGAAGTTGTTGCCCCTGCCCCTGATACACCTCCATATTTACTCTTAATTAAATCTGTACCGAGTGTTATTCCTGTAGTACCAAGGTTGGTCCAC